AGCAAAACAGGGGAATAAGATTGATATAGCCGTCTGAATACTCACAGCGTCATTATCCTCTAACTGTCTCCACACGTTTGTCGTGGTAGGCTTTATTTCAAAAACATTCTTGAACGTGTCATAGCGAAACCTGTTAGTGAAGTTCATGTGGTCCCGTAACACACGACAGATGTTCTCTGTGTTCTGCACAATTGTCTTTTCCCCTTTGGTATTGAAGCCTACCAGTAGGTTAAGTTCAGGATTTTCTTTTTTGACTTTCATCTCTGCGGTCTCATAGACTTTGGTACACTTAGCTATAGCTCCTTTGATAGTCCTGTCTCGGTAATCTTTCCTGCTTTGCACCTTCTCCCTCTGTCCTAATGGGGATGATAACCACAAGCGTGCCATCTGCGTGGCGTTCTTGCCTGTCCAGAACGCTAGATGTAGGCACAGTGCCATGTCGGCTGATGACTCGTCACCTTTGTAAGCGGACGTATCGCCATTGTACAAGGCTTTGGTCTTGGCACTCTTAGACATCTTCACGATGATCTCCTCGTCTGATAGGTTGTCGTTGCCTGTGTTTGCTTGCACAGGGGGGTGCTGTGGTGCCTCTGGCGGTGTCTGTTTGTCCCACGGATAGCCTATGATAGCGAGTAGGGCTTGTGCTTGCTCTGGGGTGATTGTACGCACCTCGTGGTCACGATACGGCTCGTTGGTCACAGTGAGGTAGCGGAGATCGTTATACAGCTCATAGGGTGCTTTCTTGTGGGCAAGGAGAGTGATAGGGGTAGGCATGTCAAAGAATAGGTGCAAACCTGTTTTGCTTGGGGAGATTTCGGTGTAGGTGTGGGCTTCTTTGATGAATAAGGTGATGATGTCTTTCTTTTCGTGGACGATTTCACCGTTCTCTAGGCAATGATCTATGTCCACACCTAGAAGGGTTTTAGTGTCGGGGAAGAAAAGTCCTAGTCCTGAGAAATTATTAGAGCCGTTATCGAGGGCTTGAGCAACTTCATCATAAGTTCTCCACGTTTTTGGATCGTTGGAGGCTGAGCGTTTTGTTTTGGTTAGGTAAGGTACTTTTGTTTTCTTACCTTTCACAAGTTCGTACCGCCAGTTAGTCCACTGCTTCGATTGTCCGAACTTTTGTACGAGTTTAGTTGACATGTTTTATTTTTGTTTGCAAGCAAAAAATACCACAGAAAGAATCGGCAGAAACTATCTGTGGTATTTCTTGACTACAAAATATTAAACTACGTTGCCGATTTTTCATGTAGTGAAAGTATACACCTATATGAAAAATGTGGAAAGTGGATAACTGTTACAGCAAACTACGACTTGCTCGCCAGAACGCAGACTATCATATGTGTTGTTAGTTAGAACGGTATGTCACATGCGCATAGCTCGGTAGAGAACTTGAAGCCGTGTTCTGTACAGTAGCTACCTAGGCTGGTGATCTCTGTGAATAGGTCTGTGATAGCCTTGGTGCGAGTATTAGAGAACACCTGATAGTATTTGCCGTTTATCTTGGTGCGTGCCATGTACCAGTCATGACGGTTATATATGGGGGTGATGTACATGTTTATAATCCTGTTACGCTAATAATGTGGTCGTAGTGACGGTCAAAGATTTGTTGGGCCGTATTCCCGTAGTGAGTTTCCTCTGTAGAGTGATTGCAACTATTGATACGTCCTGAGCAATCTGCGCTGATATTGAGCTTTTTACAGTCTCTAACTGTGCGCTTATGAGCAAGCTCGCACACGTCTGCCATGTCTTTGCATGCTTTTACACTTTCGTTATCTTGCCGTACGTTGCACCCTTCATACTCACAATAATATGTGCCTGCGCTTAATACTGGTGATAGTTTGTTAGTCATGTTATTTGATTGTTGTTAGTGCGCTTTGTAATGCGTTTATGTAGCCAATATCGTATGCCATGAGTGGTGACATGTCCTCTATCTCTGTGCTTTCACATTCCATAAAAGATATTTCGTGGTCTTTTTTGAATTGTCGCTTATAGTAGGTGATGTCCTTTTGGAGTTCTTTGGTCATGTTAGTTAATAGTTATGTATGTAATGTGTTGGTGTCTGGTGCTTGTGGAATGTCACAGTTACGAACGCTTTACCGTCTGTTTCACGGACTAGTGAATACTTGAAACCTCTACCATTTTTTACTGCATATGAGCCACTAGGGTCAATGCCTTGTGCCTTACAGAAGGTTAGAAGGTCAATGTGAGCTAGATTTTGTAGGATTTGTTTCATGGTTATTGTGGGTAATTACCAGTTGATAATATACAATTTTCGTTAATCAGTTCGTCATTTGTGTCTCTGTCCTCCTCGTACAATCTTGCACAGCCGTTGTCACGCCTCCATTCCATAAAGAGTAGTAATGCCTCTGTTAGGTTCTGTGTCCACTCGTCTAGGTTGTTCGAAAATATGTGGTATGTCTTGTACATATATTTATTGTGTTAGTAGCTTATAAAGTGATTGTGGTGTTGTAACTATCTCCTGATTGTCGAATGTCACGGTTTCAATGATAATCACTCGCTCGTTCTTATCATTCAGTGCGTTTATATGAGTAAAGAAGTAAGGTGATGTGAAACTATGGTAGCCTCTCTGTTTGATTGTCTTAGCTGTATATTCATTGTTAGCTTTGGTATTTACAGGCTCGACATCTATCGTGGTCAAGGACATTTCTGCGGTTGCCTTTTTCTTGAGCTTGCCTGATTTTAAGTATTGGCTAGCGTTGTATATGGTTATCTTGGTCATATGTTTGTTATTTAGTTTCTGTTAATTTTTCTAGTTTGTCCTCTAACTCTGCTATACGTTGTTCCTGTGCATCTATACGATCCTGTAGGCGTTCAAATGAGCGAGCGACGGAAATGGCTATATCATCTGTATTCTTGTATATCATACGCTCGATTACTTCTATATCTTTTTTAGTCATATATTTAGTTTCTGTTAATTTTTCGAGTTCTACTGATAAGGCAATGAAATGATTATCAATAGTGTTGCATGTGATTGGAATAATATCGTAAGTAGTTTTTAATGTGTTGATATCCTTTTGCAATTCTGTGAGAGATTTTTTTAGTGGGGTTAAGTTTTTGTTTGGCATGATGTTGTTTGTTACCATATCGCCTTGCCATGTACTAACTAGGACACAGCAAGGCGGTAGGGAGTTAGGTTGTGATAGTTAATAATAGAGCGAGTGCGAGAGTTGCGACGATAGCGAGAATGATAGAGTGTTTGACGAAACGTGAGGCCTCTATTTTTTCTTGGAAAGAACGATAGTCACGTGAATGTAGATGATCTATTGAGGGCATTTTTATTATGCTGTTATTTTTTGATAAATGTTCGACCTGTAGATAGTCTAGCAAGCTGGTTGCTAGAAGTCAAGAGGGGAAATAAAGGGGGGGGTGGGGATAACTATTTATTAGAAAAAAGTCGAGAATGTTCTTCCCTAACAAGAAATCTAATCACAGAGGATACCGAAACTTCTAGAACTTTTGAATAATAATTCAAAAGATCGTCAAACTTTTTAACATCTTCACCTGATAAAATTGTTGTAACAACTCTTGGGGCTTGTGTTTGCATTGTATATATTTTAATTATTTATATAATATAATTATAGATAAAGGGAGTTGAAAGTCAATAATTACACTACCTCCCCCCTAAATTACACTACCCCCCCAAAATAGGTAGTGTAGCACAGAGTGGCTTTGTTTAGCGGTTGTTTGGAAATTGCTCTACCTGCTCTACCTGCTCTACCTATTTTGCTACATGTTGCTATAGAGATTATTTATTTTATAGTAACATGTTACTAAAATGGTAGTGTGAGGTAGAGCAATTATGGTTTTCACGTTCGTGTTAAGCCACGAAAAGGTGCTCTACCCCCCCCTATTTTAGGTAGAGCAGGTAGAGCAGGTGATGTAATTGGTTTTTTACCTTTTTTGAGTGTTTTTTACATTCTAGCAATCAGCTAGCTAGAACTTTTTGGACATATAATATATCCTCTCCGTGTTTTTCAAACTGTCCTAGCGCATTTTATGAGGTCAAAAATATGTTACACTGTTTTTATTATTAGTAACTATAAAAATATGAGTAACAAATTTGTGGTGACATTGATTGTGACAATCTTGTTTTTGTTTTTAGGTGTAGCGATTTATTATGAGAGAAAAAATAACGCTAGCGATCCTGTAGAAGTTCCCATAGCAAGTGAGCCGTTACCTTTTTATCCGTCTAATGGAAAAGAATAAAATATATGAAAAAAATATTTGTAGTGTTAGCAATTTTCTTAGTCGTGTCCGTTCCAGTGTTTGCATATGTTGGCGGTGTAGTTGTGTGGACTTTCGATAACCCTGCAATTGGTTATCAAAAAAGTGGGGACGTTGTAACTGATATTAAAGAGATTGAAATAGGGCAGGTGAAAGTTTATAAGATTATTGACGGCAGTACTGTTTGTTACAATTCTGTGTCTGGCACTGTTAGTGGTCTTATCACTTCTATTAGTTGTGTAAAATAATAAATACATGTCAAAAGAAACACGAGTGATTGCTGGTAAAAAAGCGTTGGATATTATTAAAGTGGGTGTCAATTTGATTAACGATGCTGTAAAAGTTACGTTGGGACCAGAGGCGGGTACTACTTTAATGTATCGTACATATAATCGTGGTCCTAGAAACGTGGATGACGGTTATTACACAGCCGAGGTTATCGAGCCAAAAAATCCAGCGATAAAATTAGCATCAGACTTTTTCAAAGAGGGTATCAAAAAAACTAATCAGCGAGTGGGTGATGGAACGTCTACAACATCTGTGATTGGTGGCGCTCTATTCAATGATGTGTACAATCGTATGTATGCCAAATCATCTGGCTGGAGTACTAAGAAGTCAAACGAGGGGACATCACAAGGTAGTCCCATGATATTAAAGAGGGAAATATTAGAGGAGGCTAAAAAGGTTAAGGAAATGATTAGAGCAGTCTCAAAACCTGTCAAAACTTTGGCAGACATAGAGAGGATTGCCATGATTTCGCTTGGAGATAATGAAGAAACGGCTAGGATCGTTGCAAAAATGGTGTGGGAGCTAGGGGTGGACAGTTCTGTGGACGTTGTAGAGGGTTATAAAGGCGAGATTGAAACCGAAATGTTAAAAGGTTTTAGATTTCCTGCAAAAGTGTGTGGCAAAGCGTTTGTAAACAAGCCAGAACGCTATGAAATGGTTATAGAGGACTGTCCAGTAGTGATAACAGACTATAAGATTGACAACGCTGGACAGATAGGTGTGCTTATTCAGAAGTTGGGTACACCAAAATTGGCTATCATAGCTCCAGATTTTTCAGAAGATGTGCTAGTAGCTATGGTACTGTCAAGGAAAAACAATCTTAGTATTTACCCTGTTAAGGTGCCGTCACTCCGTACTGATCAGTTCAAAGACTTGTCAATATATGCAGGCGCAAACTTCATCAGCAAGGAATCGGGTAACAAGATTGAAATGATAAGTAGTGTTGACCTAGGCTTTTTTGACAAGTTGGTAGTCAAAGATACGGAGGCTAGGGAGGATGCAACTATGACAGGTGGCAAGGGTGAACGTAGTCAAGCTGTTAAAACACGTATTAAGGAGTTAGAAGGACAGCGTGACACTGAAACTAGAGAAAACTTTAAGAAGCTACTAGAGAGGCGCATAGCGTCTATGGCTTCTGCAGTAGGTGTGATTAGAGTAGGCTCACCTACTGATGCAGAAACATTGCCACTCAAATTGAAGATTGAGGACGTTGTCTACGCATGTAAGGCCTCTCTACGTGGTGGCTACGTCAAAGGCGGTGGACTGTGCCTACTTGAAATAGCCAAGGACTTGCCAAAGGATCACATACTGAAAGAGGCACTCATGGCTCCATACAACCAGATACAAGAAAATGCAGGGCGTACTTTAACTATAGGTAAGGACATTATTGACCCTACGGAGGCGGTCTACTATGCGGTGGAACACGCTACGTCTGTTGTGGCTTCTCTAATCACTGTTAAAAATCTTATTCCTGAGTATGATGACGTACAGCCGGGTGAGGGTTACCAGATGATTGCTGAACAATTAAAGATTATGGCAATCAGTGACAGAATACACAAAGGACAGTTACAAGAATCTCAAAGGGAGCAGGAGATGGATGCCATGGGAGGACTTACTGTGGAGGAAAAAATAACTTTGGAGCAGTAATATGTTATAATACATGACAGTTATCAAATCTCTTGTCAAAAAAACCCCACACGGATACCCACATCGTGTTCACCGTTCAATGAAAGGACGTAATAAAAAGTACGGCAAGAGTATCAAACTGTTAAGGTCTAAAGGTATTATAAAAAATAAAGAGTAATCAACTATCATGCAAGCATCAAGAGCATCAAAAAATCTTATATACTCAGGTGGAGCATCAATGGCGAGGTCTTTTGTAAGTGGTCTAAAAAAGGTCAAAGAAATGTATGTTACCAACCATAAAAAGAAACAAGATGCAGTTAATAAATATGGTCGTACTGCTATCGGATCTTAAACACTATGCCTGCAAAGTCTAGTAAACCAACATTGAAACAACGATTAGCTCTAACTGCTTATCTAAGAAATGGTGGCCATATGACTAAGGCTATGGAGGAAGCGGGCTACTCTCCTACCACCGCTAAAAGTCCTGGAACTAAGTTAACTCAAAAACCAGGCTTCATAGCATTGTGTGAAGAAATGGGATTGACTGATAGTTTGCTTGTTAAAGCACTTGTCCAAGATATTAAGAAAAAGGCAGGAAATCGTAGAGCGGAATTGGAACTTGGTTTTAAAGTCAAAGGACACTTGAGGGAGAATGAGCCAGTAGGAAACACTTATAACACATTAAATGTCTTTACCGCAGAACAAACCAAACGAATTGCCGAAGGAGTACTTGATGGTAATTCAACAATCGAGACAGAATTTGATTGATTACTCGATTGCTACGAACCCACAATACGTGCCTAATTGGCATCACAGAGTTATTGCACACCAACTGGAGAAAATTGCGGAACATGGAGATAGGGATTATAAAATCCTTATCGTGACTGTCCCACCCCGTCACGGAAAATCACAAGAATGTTCTATTGACTTCCCTTCTTGGTATCTTGGGAAGAATCCTAATAAGGAAATTATCACAGCCTCTTATGCAGGAGAGTTGGCGCAGTCTTTCGGAGGCAAAGCGAGGGAGAAAGTGGACTCTCCTGCACACAAGTTGATATTCCCGGAAGTCTCGCTAAAGGAAGATGAGAAGGCTAAAGGAAGGTGGAGGACTAATTTAGGGGGGTCATATCTCTCTGTGGGTGTTGGTGGACCTATAACCGGTTTTGGCGCGAATTGTTTATTGATCGATGATCCGACAAAAAATCGTGAGGAAGCGGAAAGTTCTACCATGCGTGAAAAAGTGTGGGATTGGTTTACCTCGACTGCCTTCACTCGTTTGTCACCTAATGGGGTGGTTGTTTTAATTATGTGTATGACGGGCGATACTCCGGTTTTAATGGCAGATGGAACTGAACGAGCGCTACGCGACATTCGACAGGGTGATAAAGTCGCGACATATGATAAGGGTAAGCTGGCCACTTCAACCGTTCAAAACTGGCAAAATAATGGTCTTGATAGAATCTTGAAAATCAAGACGACTTCTGGTAAAATAGTTAGATCGAATAAAAGACATCCGTTTCTTACTTATTTTAATGGAGAACTAAAATGGACACGAGCACAAAACTTAACTACAGCGTACAAAATCGTAACCGTAAGGGGCAGTGGGGAAAATGGAAAGGGAAAAAGTGCTTTAAGTGCGACCTACCAGTCGCTTGCAGAGGATACTGTGCTTCCCACTATGGCAAAAAAATGTGGGCTGATGGACATCGTCCGCCGTCAGTTAATAAGGAGTCATGTCGTCAAAGGCGGATTAAGAATCGCTACGGCATTACGGTTGAGGAATATAACAAGCTTTTTGAGGCACAGAATGGACGATGCGCTATTTGTAATGAACCACCAGGAGAAAATGTGCGTGCTCATTGGGGAGGAAAACTCTGTATTGACCACTGCTACAACACCAATAAAGTCAGAGGACTTCTCTGTAATGACTGTAATCTTGCGGTCGGTTATGCAAAAACTGAAGTTACTGCTCTTGCTATTGCGAAATACATCAAACTTCACTCTTGAAGACATTGTTTCTATTGAAGAAGACGGGGTTGAAGATGTATTTGATATTCAAATTGAAAGGACAGAAAATTTTATCGCTAATGGGGTAGTAAGTCACAATACTCGTTGGCACATGGATGACTTAGCGGGACGCATCCTGGCTCATCCAACACTCTCTAAGCGTACCAAACTTATTCGCTTACCCGCGATTGCAGAGAAGGATGATAAGTTTAGAAAAGCCGGTGAACCTCTCTGGCCGACACGATACGACCTTGCTTCGCTGGAGGAAATAAAGAAGACTATTGGACCATACGATTGGGCAGCTTTGTATCAAGGCTCCCCTATTTTGACGGAAGACCAGGAGTTTAGGACTGAGTGGATAAAAACTATTGATGAGGATGAAGTGGAGTCCATGTCTACCACCAACTACCTAACTGTGGACACCGCCATGAGTAAACTCACACAGTCGGATTCATGCGGTTTCTGTGATAACTCGGTGGATAAGGAAAACTTCTGGAACATTGCGGCATGGGGGGCGAAACTTAATCCAGAGGAACTTGTGGACACTTTATTCGCGTTGCATGAAAAGAGAAAGTACACAGCCATAGGTCTTGAGAGGACTATGTACACGGATGGATTGAAACCATTTTTAGAATCTGAGCAGAGGAGACGTAACCGATTTCTACCTATTGTGGAACTTAAACATAATCAGACAGCAAAGGAGATTCGCATCAGAGGGCTTATTCCTAGATATGCGAGTGGTTCGATCAGACATATCAAAGGGCGTTGCAAAGCTCTTGAAGAAGAACAGGCATACTTCCCTAACGGGTTACACGATGACGTTCTCGATGCTACTGCTTATCAGAGTCAGATAGTAACCGAACCAGAAAGTACGGTGTACATCCATGGAAGAAGTAGAAAGAGTAATTTATTACTTGATTGGTGATTTATATGTGGAAATATTCTAAATACGCTGAACAATGGTCAAAAGATAAATATCCTAAAGGATTAAGGAGGTTTTTATTTATGGTATATATGAAATATGGTTTTTTTGATATTTGTTTATTTGTGAGAGGTAAGAAAGAAAAGTTTAGAAGATTCTTAAACAATGATCCTACGTATCGGAAATTTTAATAACTATGTTATAATACAGCACATGTACGGAGATACTACTAATTCAACAATATCTGCTTATCAACCAAATGATGAAGTTTTAGCGTTCACTGCTCAATGTAAAAAAGATTACGGAGAAGGGGAGCGTATTCTAAATAAATCATGGAGAGAGTTAAACAATCGTAGCGTCATTCAAGACACTGAACGTGGCAATCTAATGTTCAATGCTTTTGTTGATGAAGATATTGAAGATCCCAACGAAGCATGGAAGTGGAGAGGGACACGTTCTATTGCAAGAAATAAAGGGATAGCTATGCATGCTAACCTGACGGCTAATTACCTTCTCCCTGTGTTCTTGGCTCAAAATGAGGATGATGATATTGATCGAGATTTCTCGGAGATTATGCGAGACATTATTGAGTGGATGGCTTTGCCTAATAATTCTAACTATCAATCATCGTTTCTTTCTGTGGTTTTTGGAATGATACAAAATCCTGTTACATATCTTGGAGCTGAATATTGTGAGGTTTTTCAGACTATTAAAGAGAAGCAACAGAATGGTGAGTATACCAAAAAGGAAATATTAGATGAAGTATTATCTGGTTTTCAAGCTCCTGTATATTCTCCGTTAGAGGTTCTTATTACAAATGCTCATGAGCGTAACACTCAACGGCAGAGAGTCATAATCAAACGCAGATACTGTGAACGTTCAGAGCTTGAGGCGAAGTATGGAGAACACGTAAATTTTGGATATGTGCAGAATGGAATTAAATCTATTTATAATTCAGATGAGGGTATTTTTTATGATGTTAAGGATGATGATCACCCTAATTTAGTTGTTGAGGAAACGGTGCTAAATAGACGTGATGATTCAGAAGTTTGTTTTGTTAATGGTATTTACATGGGTAATGAGAATATTGAGAATAACCCTATTAAGCATAGGGATAATCGTGGTGCACCAAAATACAATGTCATTCCGTTTGTTTACCACAGAATTGGCGAACATTTCTTTTATGGTAAGTCTATGATGAACGCCTTGTCTTGGGATAATGACATGTACGATGCCATGACGGAAGTAGTGATGAACAGGGCTTTTCTTGAAACAGAGATGCCTATTGCGGTATCAGGTTCGGACAAGATTGACAGTGATGTGATCTTCCCTAATTCAGTTGTGTCATTCAAAAATGAGAACGTAAAAATTCAACCACTCCTTCCAAACTCTAATATGTCTGCTGGATTTAATGTTCTTCGTGAAACAGAAAAGTCTTTGAATGACAGTTCTCTTAATGAAACTATCTCAGGACAGAATCCTGCTTCTGGAACCACAGCTTATAGTATCTCTCAAGCTCAAGCAGCTTCAAAGAAACTTATTTCTGGTATAGGAAAATCATTAGCTGAATCTATGGTGCAATATGGTGATTTGATGAAGGATATTGCGATCAATCACATTACGGTGCCGCAAGTGGAGGAATTGATAGGGGGTGGAATGAAATTACGCTATAGAACATTTTTATTAAATAATAAGGATATGGGAGGTAGGAAATTAGATAAGAGAATAAAGTTTGACGAATCTCTTATTGGTCTTGAACTTACTGATGATGAAAAGATGGATAGAAGCATGAAACTACTTGAGGAATCTGGTTATCCTGATAATAAAGAAGCGGTCATTTATGCTAATCCTGAATTGTTTGCAAAATTTAAATATCTCTCGAAGGTGGATATTGAGGAGATGTTTGTAAAGAATCAAGAATATTACCAGCCATTAATACTTTCTCTTAAGCAAGCGTTAGTGAATGATCCGTATGCTAATCAAGAAGCCCTCACTCGTGAACTTATGTATGCGTATTTCCAAAGTAGGGGGGAGAATTTTATTCAGAAGCAGCCAATCGCACCAGTGCAGGGAATGGAAGGGTCAGACGCTTTGAGTAAGCAGGTTCAAGGTCGAGCAAATTCAAGTGTTGCTAGCGCAGTTGCACCATAAATTATTAACGTGTTATAATATACACATATCAGTAACAAACTATTATGCCATTACTATTAGAAAAATATCAGTGTGGAAATGAGGAAAAATTTAATCGAGCAGTATTTGGTACTACAGGCCGAGGAGGTGGTCTCGTAGGAGGTGTAGGAGAAAATGCTACAGAGGAAGCTAAGCTCGCTGAGTATGATCGTCTTGGTGGTCTTATTCTTGAGGGTAAGATGAAGGTTGAAACAGGTTCATTCTTTGATTTTACGAAGAATAAACCTCGTGAAAAACCAGTAATTGTCTATGCCTTTAGAGATGATGAAGGAAAAATATCTGTTCCAGAGGGTACAGAACTTCCTTTGGAGGCAAGACCTGATGTCGGAAAGACTCCTAAGAAGAAGAAAAGTAAAGAATAATGAAAGCCATTCTTCTTAGAAAGTTGATTGGGTTTTTGGCAAAAGGAGAACGAGAAGTGATATTGACAGAGTTGGTAAAGAAGCACTTTAACACCATAAGTAAGGAAGACATCTTCAAAATAGAAGGTAAAGTGTGGACATTTGAAGGGCGTGAGCTTGAGGATAGCGAGAGGGAAATGATTATTGCTCAAGCTAAGCAAATTCAGAATATGTTCACATGGAAGATTTTGGAAAAAGAAGTCATGTGGAGAGCTAATAGGGAAATGTACTTAAAATCCACAGATGTTTTCGGAATTACTATGGGGAAGAGTTGGCAGTATGTCTTTGATATAATAAACAGTAAATTGAAAGATATTGTGGGTTAGTGTTCCAAAGTGTCTCCTAGGTATAGGAGCCACGAATGGGATACAAACCCCCTTACTAGAGGTACTAGATGCGATAAGCTTATAAATTAACCCGCAAGGGATGTCTGACGAGACAGTAAAAACGATAAATATGCCCGAACCTATAAAGGATGTGGAAACTACCAAAGTCGAGGAATCTACTAAAGTAGAAACTGAAACTAAGGACGATGTTGACACTAACAAGGACACTGACACAGGGATTGATTATGATGCAGAGATAGCGGAGGAAAAAAAGAAAGGCAAACCTGATCCTGAAATTGCCAAAAAGGCATTTCTTGATAGGCAAGCTAAAAGAGAAGCCGGTGAAGAGGGAGAATCAGAAGATGATAAGCCTCTTACTCGGAAAGATATTGCAGAAGTTGAATCTCGTTTGGAGAAGAAACATTTGAATACTCAAGCTCTTGCCATCGCTACACAATTTGCAGGTTCCGTAAAGGAAGCTGAACTAATTGTTGAGAAATGGAAAAATCGAACTTTTCCTCAAGGACTCTCGCTTAACGATCAAATAGAAGAATCTTTTGCTATTACTCACCGTAAGAGAATTATTGGTGAAAGGAATGAAGCTCTTAGGGCGTTGAAGGGACGAAGTGGAGTTAATGATAACCCCGCTGGTGCTCATCACGATTCTCAAAAGGGTGGAGGACCTGAAATAGCAGGGATTGATAAAGCGGCAATTCTTGCTTCTGGTTTTAAGTACAATGAGACTAATCGAAGGTTTGAGAAAAAACTCAAAAATGGAGATACTCTCATTCAAGACCCTAAAACTAAACAAACTTCTATAGTTAAGAAATCGTAATTATGTTAACACGCATACAGGCTTAGTCGGCCTTCTATGTAAACCTCATGCTGATTCAGGCATGAGTCAATTAACCTAATTTTTTTATGGCACGAAATGATCTTAAAGTTGTGGGTCTTGCTCAAACCCTCCCTCGTAGGATTGCAGCGGCAGTTACTCGTTATGAAGTAGGTGAACCTTGTCATCGTACAGATACAACCTATTCATCTGGAGTAGCTTCGGCAAACACATGGGTATTGGCAGCTGCTGATACACCAGTTATAGGAACTCACATTTTTGGAGGTGTATTTTCATCTCAGTGTGTACCTTTTCAAACAGGTACAGTTGTAGCTCATACTGCTCAAGCAGTATTGCCTTTACCTGGTATTGGATTGCTTCGCGGACGTGCGGAAACTATTGCTTCAGTAGACACTGATGCTGAACTTTTGCTTATCATCAATGACGTAACACTTATTGATTACAACGCAACAGGCGCAGCTGATGGTGGACAGCTTTACACTATCAAAGAAGTTGCTTCAGCGGATACTTCAGGTCTTGAGATTGTTGGTGGTAATCCAGCAACAAGCACTCTTGATGTCGTTGTAGATGTTCGTTGCTTCCGCATAGATATTTCCTAATTAGTCTATTAGGAAACTTATTATTTAATTTTATTCATTACAATGAACCCAAATGGTGGCCATAGTGGACTATTAAGTCCAGATGCTGTCAAGACAGCAATTGATGGAGTAGCATGGGAAGAGTTTACTCGTGAAACTCAGCCAGGCTATCTGTCAGCAACAGATCCTTTCTTCTTCAAGCAGGAAAACAATGGGTATGTCAACGTCTATGACGTAGGCTCCAATGTTGGCGCGTTTGAGAAAGTGGGAGAACAGGAAGTTATCAATAACACTAATACTCTTATTGGTAATACAGTTACAAAGTTCTCACAGAAATATGTGAAGCAGATTCCAATTTCTGATGAAGCTTTTAGAGACGATCGTCATTCAGTACGTGCACAGCTTGGTAAGCAAGTTGGTGATCGTGCTCGATATACGATTGACAAGTTTGGACTCCTTGAGTCGTACGGAGATGCGTTTGCTGGTGCAACAAACACCACGGATGATGCCGTAGCTTTGGCTTCAAACAGTCACGTTACCCTCGGAGGTCTTACAGTAGACAATCTTGAGACAGGCGCTCTTACTCCTGATAACTTGTGGACAGCTACAGTTAGTCTTGCTGGACAGAAGGGACAGGACGGTGAACTTGGTTCTCATGTCTTCGAAGGCTTGGTTACACCTTTCCTTCTTTATAAGACAGGCAAGGAAGTTATGAACTCTCAACTTCTCGCTAATAGTGGTGAAAATAACATTAACGTGTTTGACACTGATTATGGTGAGGTTAGATTGGCAGCTTCAGCTATTCTTGGATCCGCTTTCAACTCGGCAACGAACGCTAACACTTCGTATCACCTTGTAGGACGTAATCATCAGATTACTCGTCACTCATTCTACGGATTGGTAACTTCGATGCTTAACCCAGAGCAGACTACTACAGATTCTTATGTTATGAGATATAAGTTCCATGAGAGGACATATCCAAAGACATGGACAGGTTATGTAGGCTCTAACGGTTCAACTGCATAATTATTATCACTAATCACAATCAACCATGAATTCAAATAAATCTTTGTGGATTGCGGTGGTTGTGGTAGCAATCATTGCAGTCGGTGGATACTTCTTTCCACAAGTGGCTCAGTTACTTAATCTCGGCCGTGTAGGTACTCAAATGCCTAACGGAGTTACTATAGGTTCTTCGGGTACAAATAACAGAAATGTTATTGATGGGACTTGTACTCTCATTGTTCAGGCAGGTACTCAAGTGGCGTCAACTACTGCACCTTACGATTGCGCTGTAACTGGACTTACATCTAGTTTCACAAGCACTCTTGCGCAGTTTTCGACCTCAACCGCCTTTACGACAAGTCAGGCATTCGGTTTCGTTATTGTAGGTTCAAAAGCCTCGACTACGGCGGGTTATCTGACTGTACTTTTGCTTAACGCAACTGGTGCAGCAGCTAATGCATCGACATTGGGATATGCCTCTACAACTTCGTATCACGCAGTTCAAACTCAATAGCCTATACACTCTGGGGGTTATGCCCCTAGAGATGTGTAGGTTAGAAATTAAAAATTAATTAACTTAAATGAAATCTTATAAATACTCAATTTTAGGAACAATAATCATCGCTATAGCATTGATTATTGTTGGAATACCAGCTGTAAAAGCAAATCCAATATTTTTCCCTGCTTCCGTTCAAACTTCAACAGCCACAACATCTCCGACATATATCTTGACAGGTAGAGCAACAAGTACATCTTTGGTTTATGATTCATTTGGTAGGAATCCAAACGATCCAACTATCCCATCTGGAAATACCACAGGGTCGAGCAATGCCCTTGTGATGGTCGAAATGGTCGCCTCTACTACTCCGGGTTCAGCATCACTTCAGATATTTCCTCAGTATTCTACAGGATACAATGGTATTGATTGTTACAACATCCCAACAGCATGTGAATGGTTTGAGGATGGTGGAGTACAACCAAACTTTGCAAGTACCACAAAATTGTTTGATATAACAACTACAGGATTCTTTACAATGAACTTCTCTTCGTCTACTCCAGACAAGAGGGCACTTCCCTTGTCAGGAGCCGCAACTTCAACTAGGGCGTTCTGGATAAATACTCCAGTTAGATATACTAGATTAGTTGTTGTTTCACCTGTCGGAGCTACACCTGCAACTTTCTGGATACAGGTGCAAGCAACTAAAGAGAGGGCAGAATAACTATAATGTCAAAAACCGTCTCACAATTAAAGGACAGCGTATCAGGTGTTCTAACTGGAATAAACCTTACCAATGTCACCGGACTTGATGAGGCGGTAGAACGTGCTGTTAGGGTTTTGGTACAGAAAATCTATATTCCTGAAGCTTCTGGTAAACAAGGACTCACCCTTTATGGCGGTGTCTATGACTATGCAGCACCCTCGACTATCTTCGCCCAGAACCTCATAGACTTGCGCCCGCAAGGGATTTCAAGGTCTGTCTTAGACAAACTCAATAGGACACGTCAAGAGACATTTGATAGGCATAAAGGACTTTTACCTAGTGGATATAAGGTGACTTTTGAGAACAGAAATGGGACAAACGTAATGCGTGTAGACCAAGCGAAAGCTACACAAGCCGTCACTCTTGATCGGATGAATGATACAACTGGCTGGACTTTGGCAGGTTCAGGTTCCTCTTTAACAGAAGATAATACTGTTTACTATGAATCTCCAGGGTCACTTCGTTTCTCTGTAGCAGGAGCTAGTACGGCTACCCTAACCAAAGCTATTACTTCTCAAAGTATCGCTAGTTATGAGGACGTCGGTGTGGCTTTTCTTGCCATTCGTGTTCCACTAGCTTCTTCTCTTACATCCTTATCTCTCAAACTTGGTTCAAGCGCGTCAGCGTACGACACCGTGGCTACTGTTACAACAGGATTTGTGGACGACTTTGAGACTAACGAGTGGTTCCTAGTACCATTTGATTTTTCAAACTCAACTTCTACTGGAACTCCAGATTGGAGCGCTATAGATTACGCACAAGTCTCTATTGCTCATAGTGCGTCCATGACTAATGTTAGGGTTGGGAAACTCTTTATAGGGCTTCCTTCACCGCATGATGTGCTATTTGGTTCTGCCGCTATATTTAGCACGTCTACAGGATTGTCGGAGACGATTACAACTGACAATGATACGATTATCTTGAATAGTGCTGCTTACACGCTTCTTGAATTTGAGACAGCTAGACAAATCGCTTTACAACAAGGATCGAAAGCCAAGGCGCAGATTGCATTGCTTACCGATACTTTGGAGAATCCTGTCACTGGATTGTACCCGAATTATCAGAGTGATAATCCTAATGAGAATGTAAAGGTCGCAGGTAGATATGGGAGTGCTCCACGCACTAAACGGTATTCACGAAGATTTTAATGGACAATTTTAATTTCGATATAATTTCTGATTTTCCTGGGTACAACTCCTCACAGGAACGTACCAATCTTAAAGCTGGATATTTGGTGCGCGGAAGCCAGAATGTGTATAGAAGACACTCGGGTACTATTGCTTCACGTCCTGGACTTAAACTTAGGGGAGTTATAGATTCCACTGATGCAGGTGTAGTTGCAGAATTTGTATATAATACTTCACAAGGTAGAACTTTACCTTTGCGTGTATGTAATAATAAGTTACAAGTGGAATTTGAGTTGGTTTGGTATGACCTTGTAGAGACTTCTACTTTGGCTTCACCTGCCGCTACACTCACTCGTTTTGTTTTCTCACCTTGGTGGGAAGTTGATGAACAGAAAGATAGATTGGTAATGGTGCGAGGTGATACTAATGCGCTTCATTGGAGTGGGGGTATTGCAAGAATAGCGTCTGCGACTGTTGACACCATAACTAAATCAGGAACTGAGACATGGGAAGGTTTAGGATTTGCTTCTTCTATTGCAGCAGAAAAAAAGATAGTTATAAGTGGAGTTGAGTATACATATACAGGTGGGTCTGATACTACAACTTTGACGGGGGTAACTCCTGATCCTTCGGCTATTGTTGCAGATACTATAGCAATTCAACCAGTTTTCGTTCAAACTTTAGTGGATGAAATTGCTGACGATGATTTTGTCGCAGACTTCCTTGCCGTAATAGGAAACCAGATGTGTTATGGTTCGTATACTTCTAAGATTATTCATATATCAAATGACGTAACGTCAGGCGGCCGTGTTGGTTTTTCAAATTTACTCAATACAGCAAATGACCAAGTAATTGGAGAAGCTGATTTTGCCGTTCTTGATGATGTGGCAAATGGGATGATAACTAGAAATGGAAAGTTGTATGTTTCCGCAGGCTCCTCCGATTGGTATGAAGTATCTCCAAACACTGTTCCTCCTGTAGCTATACCTTTTTACCACGATGTTCCAGCAAGTAGTGAGGCGTATGTTATTACTGAGGTTAAGAAAAGAAAAGGTAGTGGACTTGCAGGTCTTTTGGCGCATGAGTTTGCTTGTATCGTAGGGGATAATATCTTTTATGTATCAAAAGATAATCAGTTGAGAGTGGTGGGTACCTTTACCCAAATCGAAGGAACTAATTTTCCAGTCGTTTCGCAATCGATCTACAAAGAATTGCAAGATGAAGATTTTACTGATGGACATATCAAGTCATCGGGGGATACCGTTTATATCACTGCTCCGACCTCAGGTCGTCACTGGATGTATCAAATTAAGGAAGATGTTGATGGTGTAGGCCAAATTACAGCACAACGTACATGGCAACCTCCTCAAGTGGCAGGTATTTCTCGTTTCTCTGAAATTGATGGTATTCTCTACGGTCATTCAAATCATTTTCCTCAGCTTTATCAAATTTGGGATACTAATCAGTGGCACGATGACGATCCTTCAGAAGAAGATATTTCATACACTTGTGTAGCTCGGTTCTCTTACATGCACACACCTACCTCAAAAGGTGGAATAGACCGAGTTGGACTCAGCAAGTTTGACCGTATCTATTACGAGGGTCTAATAGCTAATGGCTCTATTCTTTATGGCAAAGCTTATCTCGACTACAAAGGAGCTACAGATATTCAGGATTTTGAGATAAATACTATTGATAGTCCTGCTACCTTCTTCCTGGGTGGCCAGGTTTCAGGTATAGGTACGGATTCACTTGGCGTGAATCCTCTTGGAGACGGGATAGTCGAGGAGTCGAGCGATCAGGCGACATTGAGCAAGTTTCGTGCAATTTGCCAGGCTGTACCCAAGGATGCGTTTGAATACGAGTTGGAGGTTTATAGTGTGGATTTAGAGAGTCGCTGGGAACTCATTGCGTTAGGAGTGAATTTGGCTAGTTCAGAGAATAATCCGACATTTATAGGAAAATAATTATTATGTTATAATATTACCAACATGGAAACATTCTTCAAGATTTTAATAGCTCCAGTTATCTTTGTTTTATCATCTGCGGGTTATGCAGTTACTCCACAATCTACTTTTGATACTTTATCAAAAGAAGTTTCAGAGTTAACTTCAACTGTTGAGTTACAAAAGTCTCAAATTGAAAAAACAGAACAGAAATTTGGTGCTTTTACTACAACCTCCGCTGGCACCTATCGTCTAAGCAACTCAATCAGTTCTACAGCTACAACTATCAATCTTTCGTCATTCAAAGAGCCTATCTCAAACATTGCTTACACCATGACACAGCTTGGGACGACTGTGGTCTATGGAACACTTGATCCACAGAATTCTACTAAGAGTGAAACAATCTCATTTACAGGTATTACGCAAAATGCTAACGGTACAGCACAACTTACTGGTGTCACCCGTGGACTTTCACGCTCCCCTGGGGTATCAGCCTGTACCGCTTCCACGACTCTAGCTACCTCTCATTCAGGTCAGACAGTGTTTATCCTGTCAAACCCTTCTTGCTTCTATAGTGAGTTTGCGGTTAAGAGGAATGATGAAGTGGTAACAGGATCATGGACGGTGCCGGCCCCATTATCCGCTGGTAATCCAACAACAAAAACATATGTTGACAGTCTGGTAAATGGTGGTGCAGTTTCTTATGATAAGATTGTAGTAGCTGGAACAGCTGGAGAAACTATAGATTACGCTGGTCAAGTTTTGTATTTAAAACAATCTGACGCTAGGTGGTACAAAGCTGCGACTACAATTGCCGAAGCTTCAACTACTATAATTGGTTTAGCCCAAGGTTCTGGAACAACTGGGGTGGCGATTAATGGAGGAGTTCTTCTTTCAGGGTTAGATTCAAATCAGGCTTCTCTTACTGAGGGTGTAAAATATTTTATGTCCAGTACGGCAGGAGCGACAAGTACCGCTACTTCAACTCGTATTCTTGGTATTGCTAGAAATGCCACGACTTTGTATTTTAATACTAGTTCTATTATTGAAGGATTCAAAACTACTGATAATACAATAGAGGGTAGAAATACTTTTATAGGAGCGACGACAACTTTCTCAAACGCAGCAACTAGTAGTGTTGTTATTACGGCAACATCAAGTCTAAAGTTGGGTGCATTCCCCGCATACAATATTGGTAAAAATATCAAGATCATCACGACTACAGGAACATCTACATTCACTGTTCCTTTAGGAATTTCTAAAATATTTGTTCAGCTAGTTGGTGGAGGTGGTGCTGGTGGTGGATGTGTATCTGGTGGAGCGGGGCTTGAATCATCTGGCGGTGGTGGCGGTGGTGGCGGATATTCACAAGAAAATGTAGATGTTACTGGTACGTCTAGTATAACTGTATTTGTGGGAATTGGAGGAGTGGGCAATAGTTCCAGTGGAACAGTAGGAAGTTGGACAACCTTTGGAGTAAATGGATTTTATCTTTCCGCAACACCTGGAGGTAATGGGGATGAGGCTGGAGGTAATGGTGGTGGGGTTGGATCAGGTGGAGATTTAAACCTTCCAGGCGCACCAGGTGCAAACGGGCTTGCCGATACAGATATTGGAACAAGTCAGTACATTGCTGGAGGTGGAGGACATTCAATGTTTGGTTTTGCGCCGCCTTCCCAACCTAAATTACCTTCATCGGGAAATGGAACATCTGCTGATGTTACAAATAATGGGTACGGAGCTGGAGGAATGGGCGCATATTGTACAGCATCACAAACTTCAAATGGTGGAGCTGGAACACAAGGTTTAATTGTTATCACATGGTAAAAATACTATGCCATTAAAAACAATCGAACAACAAAATGCAGAGTTCATAAAGAACAACCCCCAGTATAGTTATTCTGTACCGTCTCCTTATGTTGCACCAAAAGCACCTGGGTCAGCAGAAGCGGCTGCTTTGCAACAGAAGTTAGATATGGAGAAGTATTTTCCAAAATCTCCTGTTTCTACAATCAACACTAATAATGCGGTAACAAATCTGAACAATCAGAATAGTTATCTTAATACTACGTACCCACAGACTGCTACTCCAAATGTAGACACCAAACCTACAGAGACTAAAGTTGAACCCAAAGCCTATTTTGCCAACGATATGGGTCAAGAGGCAGAGTTTACTCAAGCGCAGTTGGATGATGCTAAAAATACAGGCTTTCTTACAAGTGGTGGTTACACTCAAGTACGCACCGAGGGTCCGAACTTTGACACAGGTAGAGTGTCAGGATTAAGAGATGATGTAGCAAGTGTAGATAAAGAGATTCAAGATGCTATAACCTCTCTCAAAACTTACAACCCATCAAATGATCCTGATTTTATTCAGTATCAAACAAATCTTGAAGCAAATTTGAAGCGTACTTCTGATTTAGTGAAACAGGCAGGAGAAAATACTGCCCAATCCCTCGTGACTGCTTTGGGAGGTCGTATGCGCTCAGGTGGAGCAATTAAACTTAGGGGTAATATCTTACAAGATGCTCAATTGAAGATAGGTGATTTGAATTTAAAAGAACAGGATGCTCTGTTACAAGCTCGCATAGCTTTTAAAGATAAGAAATATAGTGAGTTTAATACCTTGGTAAATAGTCTTAGGGAAACACGTAAGGATAAAGCGGATGCTTTGCAAGATTATAATAAGTCTATTACGGAATATAATAAGGAGCTTAGGAAAGCTGTGGCAGATAAGATAGAACGTGAAGCAAAAGTGCAGGAGAAACTTACTTCTGATATAAATGGCATATTATCTGATGTTGGCAAAACTGGTGCACCAGAAGAGGTAATTAACGCAATTTCTAGGTCTACTTCTGTAGCAGAAGCGGTTAAAGCAGCGGGAGATTATCTTCAGGCTGGTACGGGGATTGTTGGAGAGTATAATTATTATAAAAAAGACGCTGTTTCAAGAGGCCTTCAACCTTTATCTTTTGATGAGTATCAAACTAAAGATACTAACAGGAAAGTGTCTATTGCAAAAGCAGCAGTCGATGGGACAGGTTTGGACTTCAGACAGCAAGCCGTGTTCAATAGAATTGTGGATAAATATAACGCTTCTCCTGCGATTAAAGCTTTGGATAGGGCAAATATGTTGAAAAATATTCTTGCAGAGGCTGAGAAAAACCCAACCAGTGCAGGGGCACAACTGAACTTGCTTTATTCTTATATTAAAGGTCTTGATACCGATAGTGCTGTACGAGAAGGTGAACTTGATCTGGTTAAATCTGTATCAGACTACGTTAGTAAGTATCAAATGTCTTTTAACAAGATTCAAAACAGTCAGGCGGTATCTACAGGAACACTTAAAGAAATGATTACTGGAGGTAAAAATCTTGTTAGTTCTATTGAAGATACTGCCAAAAGAAAAAAGAAAGTTTTTGATGCACAAGCGAAAAGCAATGGGACTCAAGTGTATAGCGCATGGCAGCAATTTGATACTGATATTTCATCAATTGGTAATACATCTGATGAGATTACAAGTAATCAAGAGGAGGCTAAAAATAAGGTAATCGAATACGGGAAAGTTAATCCTCAATTACAACAGGAAATGCGAAATCTTTTAATTGAGATTCAAGATGACATTGGTCGTCCTTACACTTATGATGAGGTAGCTCAAATATATAATCTTTAATAAAATGCTTACTCCTGAACAGTTACAATCAGCTCGTCAAAGACTTAATGTTCCAATAACAGCCACAAATCCTGTGGTCAATAATGTTGCCTCTGAATTAGATTCACAATGGGGAGGAGACTCAACAGTTACTCAACCCACTAAAGAAAAGGGTATTATTGGTACGGCTACTCAGTCTATTTTAGGTGGAGCGGCCAGTATGGCACAGCGACCTGGAGAACTTGTTGGAGTAGGCATTGCCAAAGCTGCTTCGTCTTTAACAGGAAAACCTGAATACTACGATAGAGCATTGGCTGAACTTGATCGTCCAGGCAAAACCGCTATCGGTACTGATATAAGACCTATTTCAAAAGAAACTCCTAAGTCCGTGGCAGCACAAGCACTAGGAACTGTGGGACTTGGTTTAGGACCAGTTTTTGGTGGTGCAGCATTAGGGGCTTCTATGGGGCTTGAGAACGATGGAGGAGCAGGAGAGATTATTCTTGATACGATAATTGGAGCATTGGGAGGGAAGATACTTGATGTCGGTTTTAAGGCGGCCAGTCCGTATATTACAAAAGCTGTGGCAAAATACGGCACACCTGTCATAGAACAATTGCAAAAGACTTTGCCTGATTATGCAAAGCCATATCTTGATACCTTAGTTACCTCTGGTAAAAAGGTAGTACAGACAGAAGCCGATAAGGCATTGATGCAAACTTCTCAAACAAGTATAGAGGATGCTTTGGGATTTGTTAAAAAAAGGAATCCTACACCTGTTGAACTAAAAGATGCTTTTGTAGAAGGCAGGACTAAAACAGTAGGTAAAAAGCAGGATATTATTACAACTCCTCAGCAACAAAGACAGGCAGAGGCACTGCAACCGCTTGTCGAAAGTGGTGAATTGAAAATGAGTAAAGATGGATTACCTACTCCCGAGCAAAGAGATGTGATTATTCAGAGGGTGGAACAGTTGAATCAGGGTGTAAAACAAATGGTTTCAAATCCTAAGAATAATCAATCTTTTGTTAAAAAACAACTTCGTCAGGTTTTGGAAGATACTAAAAAAGATTCTTCTGTTATTTTTGCTTCTGATCCGAATATTGAAAAGGTGTACAACGCTCTTATTGAAGAAGCCTATAAATCAGTGAAAACCAACAATGTTGAAGGACTTCTTGAGGCTCGACAATCGTTTGATAAATTACCTGCAGTCAAGAAGCTTCTTGATGGATTACAAGGTGCGACTGGAGAGAACCTAAAGAGGGAGGCCGTGCTTAATATCAGAAGGGGCATGAATAACTTTGCTGCGGATTTGTTAGACAAGGCGCAATCGGCAAGCATAATGAAAAGACTAACTCCTAAACAAGCTAAAAGTTTGATTGAAAAATCAAAGAAATTTGCCAAGAAGGAAGATTTTGTGAAATATGTAAAAGAAAATATGGAGTCTTTCAAGGATTCAGGCCTTACCTCTAGCACATCACGAAAGACACAGAAAGGGATGAATACAGAAAATCAGTATACTACTTCCTTATCAGACGATCTAGGTGAATTGTGGGATGTAGGCAAAGTTTCCCCAAATGCAATGACCGGAGAACTCTTCATCAAAACACTTAGAAATGAATCCGACTTACTTGGAGCCGTCCAGTCCATGTCAGATAATTATCCTGAAACATTTGTAGAAGCAAATAAGACTTTCTTCCAAAGGAATCCGACTCTTAAGAAATCTTTGATTTGGGGGGCAGGAGGACTTGGAATGGGTTATCTTGGAAGAAATGCGCTTGGTGGTCTAATCCCTGAATAACCATGCTAACCACTGCTCAAAAGTATAACTTGAAGAAACGTAATCCGAATTTTTCGGATCTTTCCACTGAGAGGGCGCAAATTTTGAGTGAAATAAAAATGCTGCTAATGGAACATGAAGGTAGGGTAATGACAATGGTGGATGAAAAAATCAACGGTATTAAACTACCTGACTTAGAATCAGTCTTACAAACTATTAAAGGGAATGATGGAGAAGATGCTGATGCGGAAGATATTGCAGAGTGTCTTATGATGATGCCTGAGTTTATTGCCCTCACTAGAGCCAATGATGGTAAGACACCTTCGTTAGAGGAATTAAGGGCGTTGATAATACCTCTTATTCCTCCACCAGTTCCAGGAAAAGACGGAAAAGACGGGGTGACTCCCAGTGTGGATGTAGATGAGATTATAAGGATTGTAGTATCCCTAATTCCACCACCTAAAAATGGGGAAGACGGGACGAATGGATCACCTGACAAGCCTATCGAGATTGCCGACAAGTTAAACACCCTTGAAGAGAAAGTTGAAATGAGAGTAATTAAAGGTCTAGCTTTAGCCCTAAAAAATCTTCAACGTGCGATTAGAGAGAAAGGAGGGGGCAGGCAAATTGCTGGTAGTGGGGCAACGACAGGTGGGTTAACCAAACTCGAAGCTACAGGTACGGTTGACGGATTAACAAACCCTACTCCAAATCGAGTATTCACTTTCACTACTGCACCTGTAATAATATACATCGACAGTGTCCCTTATCAGAAGGTGCAGAGTGATGGCACAGTTATTTGGACAGGAACGACGACAGTTACATTAATAAAAGCACCTAATTACGACGTTTTTGGTCTATAAATATGAAAAAAATACTTATCACATTGTTTGTAGCTGTAGGATTGGTAACAGTCACGCCCACGGTTTTTGGAGCGCTGACTTACCCTTGGACAGCCACTACGACCACTCCTTATGTGGTATACCCTGCTCCGTTTAATGGAACTTTGGCAGGCGTTCAAGCTCCATTTTTTATATCTACAAGTACAACGGCTACATCCACTTTCGCCAATGGAATTAACATGTCTGATGGTTGCTTTGCACTTGATGGGGTTTGTATAGGCGGTGGTACTGTTTCTTCTGGCCTACAAGGTCAAGCCGCTTTCTATCTTACAAGTGGCACTACAGTAACAGGTACGTCATCGTTAGTTATGGACACAACGACAGGAAATATTGCTATCGGAGAAACAGCTAGCCCTGCGTCCACGCCTAAATTAACTGTATCAGGTGACGATTCTGGGACTAATGGTGTAATTTACGCATTTAACTCTAATACCTCAACAGGAGGGGCTGTTATAGGTGAAACTGAATCGGGGGCATATGGGGCACTTGGATATCAAAGCGATAATTGTGGAGTGCTGGCCATCTCAGGCACTATATCTTTAAGAGCAGGTTGTGGTACTGGATTTGGTCTCCGTGTAGTAGGGACTAGTGTCTTTACAGGAAACGCAGATACCCCTACGCTTGTAATAAGACCTTCGGTCGCACAATCAGAAAACGTACTTGGTGTGCAAAATAATGCAGGAACTTTGAGCCTTTTTTCCGTCCAACCCGATGGAGATGTATTCTTCAATCAAGCACTTGCTTATGTAGATTCTACTGGTAAATATACAGGTCCAAACATCCAAACGACTTCTGTGGGCGCAACTTCAACATTTGCTGGAAGTGTAGCTATAGGTACTTCAACAAGTAATTCTTTCCTAGAAGTAAATGGAGGTTTCCATACAGAGGAGCAAACACTCTCGACTAGTACGTCTATGTCAGTTAATTTTTGCTCATTGAATACTAGCAACAAGCTCCGTATGGGGGTTGGGAGTGCAAACATAACGTTCACATGGACAAACTATCAAGCATGCGTTGGTAAACAGATTGATGTTACTGTCCAGGCTCCAAATATAGGTGTAGTTGCTTCGACAACCTTCACGGCGACTGTATCTACTGATTATATATGGGATGGTTATTTGAATCCTGGAAACAACACGAACATAGGCAGTGTTGATACCTTCACATTTGAGTCCATCACGTCAACATCAACAGCAATGATTCGTGCCTACCTAAAATCATCTAACCCATAATGAAAAAAATATTACTCACAATTCTAGCTTTTGTTGTACTGGCGACACCGCATCAGTCTCACGCCTTGATTACGAGTGGTTTGCTTAATTGGTACACAATGAATCAAAGAGAGATGCATGGTGGTAGATTGTTTGATCTGGCATCGACCACCGCAAATCTAACACTCACAAATATTGCATCAACCACGTTCTATACGATGGGGAAACTTCGACAAGGTTTCAACTTTGATGGTTCAAATGATTACGCTAGAACAAACATACCACCGATTCAACATGGGCCTTCACAACCCTATACCTTTGCATTTTGGATGTATAAGAATGCAAACGTAGCCAACCAAAGCAATCTCTTTGGAGGTAACGGAGGATCATCAAATGCATGGATAACATCTTTTCTTCACAATGTTACAGGGACGATGTTCTTTCGTATGTGCAAAGAAAATGTAGACTGCCGAGATACTCCAATATCAGGAGTGCTACCTCTTCGAACTTGGATACATGTTGCAGGCGTATATGATACTTCGAACACACACTTAACTTTGTATATCAATGGTGCATCAACTACTTCACGAGTGGCGAATCTAACCGGTGTTACGACAGGAACATCCCAAGCGATGTTTATTGGTTCATATAAAACACCATCCCTCCATTTCAGTGGTCGCATGGACGAAGTAATGATCTGGGATAGAGCATTGTCACAGCAAGAAGTAAAAGATGTGTTTCGTTATGGTGCATCTAAACACGGACGATAAATATATGAACGACCACTATTATCAAAAAGATGTGATTGACCTCAAATTAGATTCTGTTCACACCCGTTTTTCAGCCCAAGATAAAGTGTTGGCACAGATACTAGAACAGACAACCAAAACTAATGGACGGGTAAACAATTTGGAAAATGGAGTTAGGACTCAAGGCGATGAGATTAAGAAATGGAAGAACTACATTACCGCAGGAGTTGTTGTTGCAAGTGCTATGGGTGCGCCAGGAATGTTTGCTATAATAAAGACACTACTAGGAATATGAAACCTCAAATAAATTACACAAGGATTGCTTCTAACTTCGTTTATCCAGAGATTTCTCACGAGGACTATCGTTTCGGTGTTCAATTAGACGGTAAAGTATTAAGAGCTGACGGTGACTGGCGTGACTTCGTTCCACCGAGTGAAGACCAGAACGTAAACGGGGTTGAGAGTTCAGCATGTTACGTAGAAGCGCAACAACACGCCCTTGCTACTCTCCAAGAAGAAGAATTTAATGAAGCTGATAACAACTACGCCTCTGCTTGGAATGTTATTAACTCTGATGGTACAGAACAAGGTGGCGACCCTATCAAGGGCGCACAATCTATAAGACATGATGGGCTTGTTCCTGAAAACCTTTTACCTTTTACAGACAAAATAAAGACGTGGCAAGACTTTGCGTCCTTTAAGGTTCGTGGTAATCCTGACTTATGTAAAAAAGTAGGTCAAGAATGGTTAAAGACGTGGACACCTGCATGGGAGATTGTTTTTGAGCGTAATGAAGATGTAAAGGTCAAGTACACGAAACTTCGTCAAGCTCTTACGAGAGGCCCTGTACCTATAAGTGTATGCGCTTGGTTTGAACGTGATGGCGTGTATTTCAAGCCTGAATATGCACAAGATAATCATTTAACGCTTTGTGTATACGTTGATGAACAGAACAGACCATACTTCTGGGACACCTATTCACCGTACCTAAAAATAGGTGAGCCTTTTTATGACAGTGACTTTGCCATGCTACTTAGTTTGAATAAAAAAGAAGAACCCGTAAAACCAATAAAAGTATCTTGGTTTACTCGCTTTATCAATTTCTTTGCATTTCTTTTCAAGAAACCTTCCTATGTTTAAAAAACTTTTACATAAATTAGCTGGCTGTACGTGGGAAGTGTCTACTGATATTTCTAAAGTCATATGTATACATTGTGGAGCGATTGAGAATTGTTGCCCTGACCAAATAAATCATAAAGATACTTACATAAAGTGTAGGGGACTTACAAAACCCTTGAGAGGAGATTCTTATAATTCTCTTAAAGAAAATGAATGGTGTCCTCATTGCACAAAATATGGAGCATCTAAAAGTTGCTCGAAACATTCAATACCTCAATAATATGAATATACCAACAATGATTGTGTTACATTCGAGTGATGTTAGAAAGAGTATACAGCCCGCTCAATTCAACTCCATTAACAACTACCACAAAGAACAGGGTTTTCCTGTTTCCTCTTTAGGCATTTACGTTGGGTATCACGCACTAATTGAACAAGGCAAGGTTATTGAGTGTCGTTTACCTACAGACGAAGGGGCGCACTGTAATCAACAAAAGAATGGTAAGTCAATCAACTTCCAGTCTTTAGGTGCCTGTGTCTCGGGTGACTATGACGTAGAGAAGATGTCTCCAGAGGACTACGATGCCCTACGTCAACAAGTGTGGGCATGGCAAGCTAAGTACAACATTCCTAATTCAGAGGTCTACTTCCATAGGCACTTTAATACGCTCAAAACATGCGCTGGCTTGCTTCTAACTGACGAGTGGCTAAAAGGACTACTAAAGCAACCTAACGCCGTTCCTAGCGCAACCTGTGTAGCGGAAAAGGCTGAATTAGAGGTGGAGTTATCAACGTGGAAGCGTGCGTATCAATGGATAGACGATATTTTGAAATCAAAGTTTAAGTGACGTATAGAGTTCGGAGTAGATTAAAGAGCCTAGCTCTGCTACTCCGCACCCTGTACAGCACAGGATTAGTACATTGAAAGGAGTTATGAAGATACCCATACTGTCTTTTAACTACAGAAGAAATCGCCCTCCACTTGTTGGAGTTTACGTGCCAAGGATTGTGAACAGGAAAATGAAACTTCCAAAACACACCGAGAATGTTCTAGTTTCCGAAGGCCGTTACAAGACACTCAATCTTGTGGCCATTCATAAGTTTGGCGAAAGATGGATTTACGTTCATCGTTGTCATACCCCAAAAATGAAATGGGGTTGGCGATGAAAAGACGATTAGACCCACCACCTATCCTACCTCGACCAAGGATACGGAAAATTCCTTCACTTCTGTATCTTCTCAAACTTAAATTACGAACCCGCCTCAAGTGAGGAAGGTTTGCTACCGCCGTAGATGCTGGTCACATCTACGGTTTTCTTTTTGCTATAATATAAGTTCGTGCAATAGGCACATAATTCGCAATCAACTCCTACCAAGGAAGCACTGAGTGTAGGTGTTTACAATCATTGAACTCTTAGGCTCATGAAGACCTGTTACTATCGAGACAGGTTTTCTGCTAAATGGTATAATAGGGCATATAAGTAATCATATTTTTATGCAAAAATATAGCTCAATATACGCCTCGATTATCGTTGTGATTATAGGTTGGTTTGGTCTAGCAGGGTATGTCACTGATACTGAAATTGGTGCTATCGTTGATAACATCATCATACTCATTGGTATCATAAGTACCATTTACAACCGACACAAACAGGGTGACGTTACTGTTCTAGGCTTTAAGAAATAAACACGTTATCCCCAACTTAAGGCGTGCGAAAGTGCGCCTTTTTGGTATAATTGTAGTATGAATGACCTCGTAGAAAAGTGTATGTATTGTGATAGAGAACGTAGTAGTGGAACTGCATGTTGTGAAGCACATATGCACGACCGTAATCGTGAGTTAATTAAATGTTCGACAAAGAATTAACTAGAGAAACATTTATTGAAAGTAAAGTTAAACGCTATTGTTATTTTTGTTCTGCGGGACTTGCGAACGGAAATTGGTATAAAAATACCACAGCCAGTTGTAAGAAATGCTTAAATGAATTAGACAAAGAACTTTTTGATATAAAGATGGATACAAGAAGAAAAAGTTACACCTCTACCTACTTGTAACCCTATTTCTTTAATCTCTTAATAATCATCATGGCGTGAGCGAATAGGACTAAGGCTCCACCACTATGTTGCTTGTGTAGTTAAGTAGGGGCATAGTTATTTTTTTAATTCTTCTTTATACCTATTGCACGTTTGGTATTGTTCGTAGGTTAGGCTTGCAACTGGAGATGTACACCACTCCACCCATTTTACTTTACACTCTTTGAAACCTGCTATGGATTCAGGTGTGGATGTAGATTGGAAGTTAGCATATTCGATGACGTACGCTTGTCTCCAACAACCATCCTCATCAGCACGTAATGAATACTCATATACTGGATATATGCGTACACTTTGCTCGTAGACTTTGAGCTGTTGTTTAGAAGGCACGCGCGGGCCAACTAGGATCACCCACCAAAGTAACGCGCCAAAACCTCCTACTAATGCCATAAAGATAATTACTCCTATCCACAACTTTTTTGTTTCTTTGTTCATATACTTTTATCTTACTCCATTATGTTTTTAATGTCTTCGACAATTGCAAACAAGAGCCCAAACATGATTAATATCGCCCCAATGACTGAAACAACCCTTAAATTACTATAGATAGATGCCATCCCCATTGCTATACATGTTCTCATGTTATATGTTTATTATTATCAATAATAGCCTTTAACTCACCCACCTTCCCACACTTGGTACATTGACCTGTTGCTGTTTTGGCATCATCTGACCCCCCCCAATGTATTTTGCCTGTTCAGAACAGCATTTGCTGATGTAGTAGGAGGACATGTTATTTATCTCCATAACGACCTCTAATCTCATCTGCGACCTTCTGGGCATCTTCTTTGGTAGCATAGGAACCTAGGAAAGCCTTTCTACCCTCTAACTTATTATTATTGCCAAACTCCATAATGTCTCCTTGTCCCGTGATAAACCAAGTCTTTTTTATTACAGAGTATCCTGCTTTTTTAACCACCTCTATCGCTTCATCAATCGCAAAGGGTTCAAGAATCGCAGAAGAATCAGGGTTTAACGAAACCACTGCACGAGCACGGAGGCCGGAGTGGGAATCCGAAACACTGTCCCAGTCGACGTACACCCTGCGAGCGTCAGCGCTCCAGCCCACGCTCGGGACGCCGCCGCCCGAGAACCGCGAGCCACTACAGAGTGTGACGTTGTCGACATCCAAATGCTTACCAGTCTCCTCAAAATACTGCAATTCCATTATCAAACGTTCACGCAATGTGATACCTTCAACACCTTCTTTTTCTAAATTTTTTGCAGATTTGTTTTTATGTTCCTCATCAGCCTCAACTTCTTTTAGAAAGTATCTAGTAGTAGGTTGTTTTGGTGATGGAAAGTCCTTGTCTAGTTTTTCTTTGTCATAATAATTCCAAACATTAAACTTCTTTTTCATCTGTTCCATGATTTCAGAAGTTGTTAACTTTCCATCGTCAATAATTTTGAAGTATTTTGTTTTGTCGAATGTTTTAGTCATGTTATTTACTCTTTAAGCTGTTAATGTAAGTGGTGAGGTCGAAGAGCGCAGCGTTGTATGGTCCAACGTCTCGTCTTGACCTTTTATCTTCATCTTCATAATCAGATTCCATTCTTTTATTCCCCTCCACCCACTCCTTAATATCTTCTAGGTCTTGAGTTCGGATAGAGGTGATGAAGTCTTTGGCATATTCAACATCAACGCCTGAAATATGTTTAACACCATCTCTATCTATTTGGACAAACGTTTCTTCAAACCTTTCTTCTACTTCTTTGTTGGTTAAATATGGCATGGTTTTAGTAAAATCTTTTTAATTCTCTGTGTAATATTTTGAAATATACCCACCTATACCACCTTGGCGCATGATGACATTTCCAAATGTATATTCGACCACTTTTGGAAAGTTTCATTTCACAGTAAGGTGGGTCGCATTCGTTGTACGTTAGGCATGGTGTTCTCATTTCTTTATCTGCTCAATTAGTTGTAATATGGTGTCGAAAGTTTCTCCATACACTAAAGGGTTTTTCTCCACCTCCTCTTTCAACGTATCGAGGACTTTGATGATGGATGAGGAGAGGAATGATTTGATTAAATCTACGTCGAAATCAACAGGTTCGTAATCTTCTCCAACATCTGCAAGGAACCCTCCATCTGCGGCAGTTTTTGTAATCTTCTCATCAAAACTCTTTTCTATCTCTTGAATAGGGGATTTCATGTTAGTTATGTCCTGTCGGAAAATTAGTAGTTCCGCCAGAGGATGTAATATGCCAACATCCTCCTGTACTTCCACAAATTGGACATCTGTAAGGTTGTTGATGAATATACTGTGGAATAATTGGATAATGCTGAATGTATTGTGGACGTTTCTCAAGTTCAGCAATTCTTTTTTCTAGCTCTTTAATTTTTTGTTCAATTTCCATATATCTTTATATTTACTTTAGTAAGGTGTGGGGGAGACGAACTAGGAACTGTGGGCATACTTGTTGGAGTATTTGGCTAGAATCTTATTACAGACGATTACCTCGCCCACAGTTTCTAATTCATCTCTTGTAATGATGGGGAGTTGGGGAAGGCTATGTGAGATATAAAATCCCCATCAGACTGCCGAATTTAATTGGGAACGACCCATGGCATTAAGTCATGTGATGACATCTTGCTCCCCCAACTCTCCACCATATTGTTAATGTACTTTACTCATTACACCAATCATATACATCCACCACACTCTGCCTCATGTTGTAATTTTTTGGTTTCTTACCATACCTTCTTTCACGGTCAACCCTCTCCTTTCCGCACACGGGGCACATCGTGATATGTTTGAAGTACCAATGTTTCTTTTCTATTTTAATATTCTATTATCTTAATAAGTATCCATTCGACGACTTTCTTGATAAACTTGATTGTTTTATTGAGCATTCACTTTTTAACTACTTGTCTTTTCACTTCTCCTGTATATCTACAGATGACAACGTATACAATAGCGATTCCCAAGTCTTCGGTGTCAGTTACCTCCCACCAGTTAACTGAATTGATATTTTTTTCTTTTATTATTGGATTTATGCTCATGGCAATATACTTTTAATTAACTTTATAATACTAACTTTCTTCTTTACTCTCGGAATACTCATGAGGGGGCGGGGGTAGTCAGGGAGATTTTTCTCGTCCTCCGCTACCCTAATCTTCCTCCACTTCTGACGTTCCATATCCTTAATGACTATCTTGGTAAGACGTTCTGCTTCGTCTCTAATCCAAGCCTGTTCAAGTGCGGGTGTCATTTTACATTTCAAATAAATCTAATAATCTCTCAAGGAACTCACTTTTACTTTCGTTTGTTTCACGCCTCCACACTTTGTTAAAGCGATCAGCCGTCTCTTTATGTACTAATACTGCTTTCCACTCTTGTTTATCGTGTTTGACCATTTTTGTTGATTAACTATTAAAAAGAAGAACGCCCATTACTCACGATCCTCGATATAGAGCGTAAGTCCGCCGAAGCAGTAACCCTCCAGTCGTCTCCCGTTTTTGCTTGCGTTCCTCTTTTTAATATTCAATCTTCTATACTTTAGTATATACTAATTAGTATAGAGGTCAAATGTGGGACATGTGGATAACTCAAACGACCAAAGTAGCTATCTCTTTGGCCCTTGTAGCGGTTAGTGATCGTCTTTTTGACATCCTATCCTCGTTCACCCAATCGTTGATGTCTATCAGGCAAAAGAAATCTGGGTACTTAATAACCACGAAAGAATCTACCGAAGCAAGACAAAACCCGTCAAAAGGATTCTGATAGCCTACGTCTGGTATCTTGTATACGAGTACCCCATTCTTGGCATTCTCCAAGGCGGACACTTGATGTGGGACTACAGCGGAGAACGGGACCGAGTTTGTTTTAGTAAGTTTCAACTCAAAACAGCACGTCCTCTTATAAATTGTCTTCATCCACTTATTAAATGTTGACTGGAAGTTTTTTTCTTTCATTTTCTTTCGTGAGGGAACGGTTTGTAATAACTTATCGCTCTGATATCCAACAAATTCAACACGCCTTTATCCGTCAAAATCTTATTCTTCTTATGTTCCCTATACTTGGCAATAAGCTGACTACCATCCTTAAAAATAACTCTAATTTTAGCACCCGTGTAAAAGGAAGTGTGAATCATCTCTTATATAAGTTAATCTGAAAATCCTCTTTTCTTTTAATTGAATCGTACACCGCTTGATCCACACTGTCACCTTCCGTTAAGAGATACACAAAGGTGGTCCGGGATGGTTTATTCATACGCAAGAAACGACCGTTCATCTGCTCCCAAGAAGTATAACTATATGACATCGAGGCGTAAACACATACAGGAAAACTCGGAAGTTCAAAACCGATACCACAGTCCGCTTGGATGAGAACGACTGCTCGATCAGCCTTTTCAGCCGATAGGACTATCGAGTCCCTGTCTTTAACATCCCCACGGATGATTGTAGGGGCATGTTTTTTGAGCAATTCAGCCAAAACATCTATCTGAGCGTTGTATCTACAAACGATAGCGATTTTTGGATTCTCCTCAACGAGTGAAACGATCCTGTCGTTCTTATCCCCTTGCTGTTCAATCTGATGCTCGGCCGTAAAGCGGACAATGGGGAGAGGGTCGTACGAATCTTTAATAGCCTGTCTTTGGCTTGAATTGAGAGCAAAGTATTCAGGTTCACAATGTTGTTGCAAAGGTACATCCATTACATCAGCAATGTCCACCACTGACGCAATCTTCTTTGTGAGTTCAGCAAGCTGTTTCTCGCATCCTTTCTTCGGGACCGGCACAATACGGGGACCGAAACGAACTTGGTTAAAGAACATATAGTTAAACTTCTGCCAGTCTAGTTTGTAACCGAGGTAGTAAGCAAGATTGTAAATGTTCCAAGGGCTGGAGGTGTGGACTGTGGCAGAACACGCTAAAAATCTTTGTACCTTATGTATTTTCAAGTAATCACGGAGAGCTTTAGACATTTGTGATTTAAAGTGGGGAGTCAAAAAACCCGAATGAATTTCGTCACAAATTACTTGATCGTACTTCTTTAAAATTTTATAGTCCCGTCTGAAAGTTTCTTTGGATATTACGTCTATCTGTATACCCCACTTCTCCATTTCTCTTTTCCAATTAGTCGTCAATGCTTTTGGCACAATGGTCAAAGTCGATCCTTTATAAAGTTTACTCCACTCTAAAGCCGTCCTAGTTTTAGAAGTGCCGCAAGACCATACCAAACAGGATTTATTTGGATTTTGTCCAAGAAAATAACGTTGATGTTCAAAAAGCGATTGCATTTATTATTTTAGTTAAGTTTGTCATAACCTCTTTATTTTTAAATCTATATACTGTCCATCCATTTTTTTCTAAAAATAAAGTTTTTTTTCGATCCTGTTTTTGTCTTTCAAGAGCTGAGTGACTACTTCCATCAACTTCAATAGCAATCTTTTTTCCAGGGTTAGCTATATCAATTTTATAGCATGTCGGATACTTATTTTTAGAAATTTTTCGTAAATGTGTAGCAACGGAATGTTCTCCGTACCACCCATTACCTAACGCCGACAAAAGTATCCTTTGGGGGGCAGACATTTCTTTACCGTTACCTCCCCTAACCATAGGTCTAGTCCCTAACATTTTATTAGTAATCATTATTTTTTCTTTGACCCCTTTCATCCATACAGGATTATTTTTCTTCATTCTTTTAGCAGATTCCTCTTTTCGTAAACAGCCGCAACTTCTTGTATATCCCTTAACAAGACTATGTTTATAAACATCTTTTATGTTTCCACAAATACATATACATTTAAAAAAAATCAATTTTCTTCCACTAGAGAAACTTCTGTGAAAAGATTTTAATACCTTTAATCGCGCGAACCGCTTATTTATGAATTCATCCATGTGTACATTATACACCTAAGACTAAATAATGCAATAATACATTACTTTGCCTATTCTTTACTCTCCCTATACATTCTAAATAGCATTGCATAATTGGCGAGATCACTACAAGCATCCAGTAACGATTCATCTGTTACCTTAGCTTCACGGTTAATGAGATTCTTAATGCGTGAAATTTTATCAGTGATTCGCACAATGAAGCCTATCTCTACAGGTATGCCTAATGAGGCACACACTTTGAAATTAAAGAATGGGTCATCCACATTCGAATAGTCACTATTTTTCTTACGCACTATCTCTACGTTGTTGGCGTACAATTCCTCTAGTCGCTTCAACAGGTCTGCTTGTGTTTTGATCATAATAATATGGTTAGCCCTGCCCACCACATTGATGGGCAAAGGTAAAATACTACGGCTCAATCTCTTTGTCTTCATCCCCTGTTGGTTCTACGGGTTCTGGGATTACTTCCTCACCTGCTTCGTGTTCTAATTGTTCGTTGGACATAGTTTTAGTCTAATGCTTTAGTGGCATGGCTAGTAATAGCATCCAATTCTTTATCTGCTTGTGCATCGGCTTGACCTGAACCCAAAAAGAACTGCTTGTCCTTTTCTACAATGTCCTTGAGAAGTGTTTGACCTTCTGTCACTACTTCAAACTCATCTGTGTTGATAAGCCTCTTATTCTTGAACGTGAGCTTACAGAATGTATTATCCCCAAACGTATCCTCGACACTACCTAGTGTTGTGATCACACTGGAAGGGTTTACTGACTTCTTATAAGTCATGAACTCCCACTTTGATGACTGACTGATGTTCGCTTGGTGTAATACTCCCTCGTAAAGCACATATAGGATAGTTTCATCCTTTAACTTTGATGATGGCTTACCTTTAAGGGTAACTGCTGGGAACATTGCCTGTAACTCTGCCTGTGTTCCACGTTTTACCACCTGTTTATCAAGATAGAGAGGTAGGATTTGGTCCGCAGTATCATAGATAGGTGTTGAATAGAACTTCTCCAATGAAGCGTCATACATGCGAAGCTGTTTGCGGTGGAAAGCAATGATTACGTCCACTGTTGCATCATCTATATACTTTTTCGTCCAAACTTTCTTACCTTCCTCATTTACCTCACCCTCGTCTGATTCAGTGTAGAAAGTTCCAGCCGACTGGACAACTTTAATCTTCTTATTCTTGCCAGTGCCTTCACTCTCGGTAATATCCTTTGACAACATCCCGAAGCGGGGAAGTTGAAGGCGGTTAGATTCCTCTGGTACTGGGTAGGCGGCGTTTAACACCGCCAACTGTTCCTCATTTATTTCTTGTGTTTTTTTAGACATGTTATTTAATTGTTATTTTATAATTATCAGTATTCACCGACCAAAGACACTGAAGCCGTAGGTACACGACCAAGTATAAACCTACGGTTTCAAAGTCCTTGAATTCATACCTTTATGATACCTAAATCATATTTCCTGTGACAAGAAGGACATAATTGTATCCAATCTTCAAACTTTCTTGTGTACTTTTCTCCCCTAATTGCCCATTCATACCTCTTAGGTTTAAAATAAATAATTCCATTTTGATTTGTTTTTGGATAAACACATTCTTTGTATTCACACAAACGTGCTTTCCCGAAAGTTTTGTTAACCCACAAATGAATACCTCGATATTTTACTGCATCACCTTTCCAGTGAGAAGACTTCTCTCCTGTAAAGTGGGGTGGTCTTGACCATGTATTTTTTCGTCTAGTAGTCATATATTTGAACGTACCGCTCCATCTCTTTTACCGCCTCATTTATTCTTGCGCCAAACTTCAATATATCAGACATCGACCTTTTTGTATCAAACCTATGAACTTCAATAGGTTGTTTGAATTCAATACGGTAATCATCTCCTTTGAAGTCTCCATTTTCTTGAGGAATTTTAACAGTAGGTATCCACTCAAGAAAACAATCAACTTCCTCTGGTCTAATCTTGCTCGTAATATAATTACATAATAAATAAAAATCCAACTGCCCATGCTCATCAACTCTTTTTTGATTCCACTCTTTAAACCCACTCTTATACTCTGCTAGTTTTCTTTTCTCTAATGGATCAAAACCATCAGCAAATCCTATAAGTTTGATACCATTAAATACAACTTCAAACTTGTGTTCACGTGCGGGTAACATTGTTACTGGAGCAAGAGGTTTTCCATCTTCGATACTTTTAGCTAACCGTTTCCCAAAAACCATTTCAGGATTTTCCTTTGGTTTTTCTTCTAGGATATATTTTTTATACCAATCTTCCTTGCTGTATTCCCACTGCGACAAACTCGACCAACTCAAAGGCCTCTTCTTGGTAAACTGTTTAATTGAAAACTTTTTAGACATTAGCGGTAATTTATTGGCACCTGCTGTTCTTCTAACTCCACTCCTGCAATCGTTTTCCCTGCTTTGAGATCAGCCAACAGCTTACTCTCCATTATCTCCCAGTATTCATCTGGTATAAGGGAGATGTCCACAACCTTTAACACCTGTACTGTGCGAAACTTCACGGTGCCTGCTTTGGTTTCGATACCCTCATTATCTGGTAGGACAATAGCCTTGGTCGCTTCATCGAAGGATATTTCACCTTTGGCTAACTGTTCGGCGACCTTTGCTTCTTCTTCTTTTTGTTTCTTTGCAATCTCGGTTTGGTAGGACGACATCTTTTGACGAATAGCTGTGATAGCTGTCTCTAGGATAATCTCCATCGGCTTCCAACGTGAGCGTTCCGCTTTCAGTGCTTCATTAAGGGGCTTAGTAACTTTCTCCTTCTCCTCGGTGATCTTGTCATTGGCAATGTTAAGCTCGGATAGGATACTTACCGCTTTGGTTAGCTCTTTTGGAGTGGAGATAACGAGAGCCTTCGCTTTCTTAACTATTGGTGATACTTCCTTCTGTATTATTGTTATTTTGTTGGTCATGTTTTTGTTTCTTTTTTAATAATCGTCTGTTTCTCTGTCTAGCTTTGGCGGACTTTAGTTGTATCTTCCGCATGTGTTCCACACTGTTGGGTTTAAGAAGTCTGGCTCTTTTACCTAAATCAGAATACCATTTTGATATAATTGGATCGGTCATGGATATATCCTAGCATACTAGCAATTAGATTGCTATCCACAGGTGGGGATAATTTCATAATCCAATTTTCTTCATGTAATCAAAATAAGTCTTGTCAATCTCGAAGCCAATATATTTTCGCCCTAGATTTTTGCACGCAAGAAGTATGGTACCACTTCCTGCAAATGGATCTATTACTACCCCCCCCACAGGTACAGTAAGCAAGATTATTCTTTCTGCCAGTTTATATGGTATAGGACAAGGGTGTGGATTATCTTTTTTACTTACGTTCTTTACTTGATTTATCTCCCACCAATCGTATAGTTTTGCCTGTCTGCCATCGGCTATTCTTTTTGCAATACGTTTATCGGTGGGATTTTTATATGGTTGTCCGAGTAAAGACATATTTGGCTTGCAATTCCACCATGTTATTTGCCTATGTTGTTTTGCGGTATTGCTGTTATATACCCACGCTACAGATTGTTCGCACCAATCAGCGTTCATAACTTTTGAAATAATATTGGCTGTTTCTTCTGGGTATGAAATTATTACAGATTGATACCCACCAAAAGCATCCTGTAGCATCTGGCTATACTCATCTAAAGTTAATTCATCGGAATATTCTCTATAATGGTACCCTTGATTGTATGGAGGATCAGAAATGACATAGGCATTGCCATCAAACTTATCTAAATGATTTCTAAAATCGTCGTGAATTATCATTGGAGTAATTTACTTACCATTTCAAGAGTGACATCCCTGTAATATTTAGCCTTGTTATTTTTGATAACTCTAACTGTTCCTGTAGTAAACCAGTAGTCAAAAATATCCCCGTCTTTTTTGTATCTCAAATAGTATTTATCAGGCTGGACTTCGGCTAGTTCCCAACTATGATCACTTAGGGTGCATTTTAATATTTCTATATCAATCATGAGTTTAAGTGTGTTATTGCGTTCATAAGGACATCATCTGCTACTGATGGTTCGGGATCATCTCTAAACCATCTCCATGCACGAACACCGTCGCGCATAACATTCTTTTTTTCAAGTTTCAGATGTGTTTTTAACACATCTGCTATGGACATTTCGTCCCATTTTGTCATGGCTTTCATAGGATGACCTGCGTAAAGGGCATCTCTATAAACCTGATGAGTAGTAATACCCTCGTTTCTATTGTCTGATGTTAGTTTATTGAAGTACCAGTCAGCAATTAAACCTGAGTTTGGGTCTTGTATCCTTCTCGCCTCCTGCGCTTCTCTAGTCTCCTCCTTAGGAAACTCGTATATGGTTTCCTTTTTGTTTACCACACGGTGATATGCCTCTGCGAATATTTGGTTTCTATTCTTCTCTAACCACTCTACGTTAGCCTCTGGTAAGACTACTGTCACAGGTAGCCATCTGCGGTTGCCTGTTTCGTCTTTCAAGTATTCCGTCTGGTTCGTGGTCATGGCAAAAACACATCTGCGTGGAAAGTCTTGCGTAGCTCGCTCGTATGGCGTACGGAAACGATCGTTTTGCATGGTGATGATAGCTTTCATGCGTTTGACTTCTGTTCGGGTCAATGTCTCACCCTCTGAAAACTCAATAATAGACTTGCCTGCAAACTGCATAAAGAAGTCCTTAGAATCCGTAGACATAACCGTCTCCGTGTGCCAATCTCCACCTAGTATTGAGAGTGACGTAGACTTTTTAGCTCCCTGCTCGCCTTCTAGTACCAGTACGAAGTCGAACTTACAACCGGGTTCTACAAGCCTCTTCACCATGCCTTTTATCCAGTTGGAGCCTACTGCACGATGATACTTGTCATCTGGCGCACCATAGACAGTGGATAGCCACGTATCTAAGCGTGGTTCCTTGTCCCACACGAGGGCTTTCATGTAGTCTATTGCTGAATCTATAGCGTTTTCCTTTGATACCTTGATGATTGCGTCATACACCATCTCTTTACCTACCTTAGCAAAACAGGGGAATAAGATTGATATAGCCGTCTGAATACTCACAGCGTCATTATCCTCTAACTGTCTCCACACGTTTGTCGTGGTAGGCTTTATTTCAAAAACATTCTTGAACGTGTCA